GGCGTTCCATGTGCCTTTGTAATTTAACGCACCGATGGCGTTGGTAATTGATGATACGGTCTTTAACATGATTAATGCCCCTTTTAAAATCCAATAAACTGAACAACGTCACCAACATTTAAGCCAGTTAAGAAAGTGACAGTGTTGGTTGATTCAGTGTAGTTTAGCGTTACTATTTGTTTACTACCATTTACAAAAACAAATAAACTATTAGTATTTGCTGCATAAGAAAAACTTAAATTAAATACTGTTTGACCAGCCGTTGCTGTAATAACTTCATTACTGCCTGAAAGCCCAAAAGAATTTCCACTTAATGATGTATAAATAGTACTGCCATTTTTATCCATGACACGAATACTATAATTAATAGCTGTATAAAAGCGTGATGGCGTTCCTTGATAGACAACATAACCATTCAATGTTCGGATAGGCTGTGCAGCAGGTATAGTAAGAGTAGCATCCCAATAGACATTAATAGGATTAGTCTGTGGATCAAGGTTAGCAGCACCAATCCAGATATAACCATTTTCTAATGGCTGTCCATCGGCTTCCGCAAATATCGGATAGGGTGGGTTTACAGATAATGACATTTATTTATTCTCCTGCTCAAATTGGCGTTCTGCTTGAACTGCTTGTTGTAGCCATTGTAATCTTGCATCCACTGATTTTGGTAATTTAGCTGCATCTGCAAACTTTTTAAATGCTGATGACATTACCGTTGCTTTAAGTGTGGCTGCACTAGGTGTTCCTTTGGCAGAATCAATAGCAAGTTTTTGAAAGTTCTCATCAGCAAATAATTTACCTGCCGCCTTAACACGTTCATCAGCACCTTTTGACATAAACTTAATTATGTCTGGTGCAATAGCACCACCGCCAGGCACAGTGCTTACCACCGTTGTTGCTGCACGTTGCGCTAGACTGCTTTCCATTACCTTGCCAATTAAACCTTCTGGATTTGCAAATGCTTGATTAGCCTTACCGGTAGTTAAAACATTGGCTCTAGCTTCAGTAACACGTTTTGATATTTCAAACAAGTCACGCAATGTATCTGCTGAATCTTTGCCTAGTGTATCAACAATAGTTTTATAAACAGGTGGGTTAGCACGTAGTTTAGGGTATAAATCTGCAAACTCTGAAAAGCCAAAGCCACCTTTCTCTGCACCCCTAGCTGATCGTGTAACCGATGCTAGAGCCGTAGCAATCGTTTCTTTTTGCAAATCTTTAGGAACTGACTTAAGCAAACGATTAAACTCGCCAGCATCGCCTTTAGCAGCACTGGTGATAGCAGTACGCATCTTGTTAGCAACACTGCCCTCGATGTCTTGACCAAACGCATTAACAATACGCTGACCTAATGCACGTTCTTTTGCGTACAATAAATTAGCAGCACGTAGTTGTTGGCGCAAAGGCTCACCACCTATGTTAGCTACATTAGTTAGCTGATCATCAGACAATGCAGCATATAAGCGTTTTAAATCAGCTTCAGCCATGCTGCCATAAGGTGAATCAAGTTTGCTTAAAGCCTTGCCAATGAGTGTTTTCTCACGCATCAAACGACCATAAGAAACTTTACCCTCACTAATCATTTTTGCAAGGTTTTGTTCTGCTGCCGACATACCTCTATCGCCAACCTCTGCTTTAACAGCATCAAGTGTCTGTTTAAGTTTAGGCAACGTAACAATGGTTGTCTTTGGCACTGCCTCATCAACTAAATTATAAATCTTGCCAGCCTCTTTATTTAGGCTAGACCTTGTTGATGTTAGTGAATCTTTAATCTTTTGTGATACAACGCCTGGCGCAACTGCACCTTCAACAAATGTTGCATCAAATTGTTTAAGTATATTGTCTGCTTTATCTACTGCATTTGTTACTGTAGTTCTCCATGCAGCTTCTATATCACTGCCAGCCACAGACCTAGTTAAGCCAGCCGCAGCCCTTACTTGTGGGTTATCGCTAAATACGTCAGCAGGTAATTCAATGCCTAGACGATCAGCCGCTTCTTTAGCAGCCACATTAACTTGAGCAAGGTCAGCTAAACGGTTACGTGCAGCAGTAGAGCCAAAGCCAGTTCCAGATGCTTTTTGAACCAATAGATTAACGGCATCATCCGTTACTTGAGCAACCGCAGGTGCAACAACTGGCGCAACAGCAGGTGCAGCAGATGGCGCAACTTTACCTACAACACTCTTAACGCCTTCTTTTACTGCTTGAAAAGCTGGTGGAATGATACGAGATAACAATGGTGCTATTGGTGCTGTCGCAGCAGCCATACCAACCTCACCTAAATTAAACTCACCGCCTGTTGCTGCTTGTGATGCCTCTATTGCCGTTTGTGTGGCCGCAGCACCGCCTATCGCAGCAGGGATGGTAGTAAGCCTACCAGCAGGAGTAAATGCAGCGATAGCAGCCCCAGCACGTGGAATATCGCTTACTTGAAAGCCTGGTTTAATTGCATACGATTTGCCATCAATAGATGATTGCAATAAGTAATTGCCTTTTTCATCCTGCGTTACTTGAACACCAGGAAAGTTAGCTTGAATGACCTGAACAGTTTCCTCTGGGCTGGTCATCATAGTGCCAAGTCCTGATTTAAATGAAGCCATGCTAAAAGTGTTTAACTCTGGCATAGCAGCATAGTCAGGCAATGATTCAGTTGTAGGTGTGGCTCGTCTAGTGCCAGTAATGGATTCGCCAATGCCTTCAAAGAAACCTTGATCAGCCATCTCTTTTTCAAAGGCAGCTTTCTCTGCTTCAGTAGGCATAGGTGCAGTGACCTCTACTTTTGGCGTTTGTCCACTAGCTTTAGCCTCTAATTCAGCCAACCTGCGTAAAGCTATGAGATCGTCTTGGTCACTCATTTTGGTTCTGCCTTAAATCGTTTACGAAGTTCTGCAAGTTCAGCTTGTTCTGCAGCAGATAATGTTGGGGCTGGTGCTGCGACTGGTGCTTCAATGCCAAATACGTTTTCTGGGTTTAATCCATAATTCTTAACAACTTTGCCAAGTGATTCTTTTTCCTCATTGGCTCTTTTCTTTGAGGCATCAAGATATTGTTTAGATAAAGCAACATACTCATCACGTTGAGTTTTATTTAAGAATTGACCGTTCTGTGCTTTTTGTAATCGGTTTTGCAAGTTAGCATATAAGCCAGCAGTATCACGACCAGTTGCAAATTCAGTTTCACGCACTACAGAGCCAGGGTCTAGCATTTTCATAAAGCTAGTAATCAAAGCAATATCGCCAGGGCCATTTGCTGATGCTGCTGATGTTTGAATATTTGAAAATGTGCCATCCAACTCTCTGTATTTTCCTGTGCGAGTTTGGTATTCTTTGCGGATTTTTTCCTCATATCCGAATCTTTTGTCAGGATCTATCCCACCTGTCTTTTTAAACGCTTCTAGTTCCAAAGCTGCTTTTTTAGCTTCAGTTCCTGCTTTTCTAGTCTCTACCAATACTTTATTAGTTTGAGCAGTAGTTAAACCTAAATCAGCAGCTTTCTTTTTAATGTCTGCAATTTGGTTTTTTTCCTCAAACTGTGCTTGAATGTTTGCTCTGTCAGCGTCAGCCTGTGCTTTCAATAGATCGGCAGCAGCTTTTTCCTCTGCTGTGCCAGCCGTAGCTTGAGCAGTAACAGCATCAGCCACAGCTTTATCAGCTTTAGCAATCGCCTCTGATACATCGCTAGGTGCTTTTCTAGCTGCTACTTGAGCCTCTACAGTTTTCTTAAAGCGTTCTGGGTCAATAATTACTAATGCAGCATTAACACCAGCTTGCGCTTCAGTTATATCACCACGATCAACAGCATCACGTATTTGCTCATATACCAAAGGCGATTCGCCAGAGTTCTTTTTAGCTTCAATGATTAGTTCAAGTTTACTTTTAGCTACATCAGGATTGACATTCTCTAAGGCAGTAGATATCTCAAAGCCTTGGTTAAAGTCATTCTTTAGCTTTTCCTCACCATAACTTTTACGAGCAGTATCAATTGCTTGGTATTGTTTTGGATGTTTAAGAATAAGTTGAGCAAATTTTTCTTGCTTAGGGTCTGCTATTGCGTCTGCTAAGTCAGTTGCATATTGCGCTGCTTGCGCTTCAGCAGTAATGCGTTCTTGACGTTTAGCAAATGCTGCACCTAGTTCCTCAATGCCTTGACCTATGTTTACCTGCGGAAACATTCCAGCATAGTCAATCGGTTTTTGTAGTGGATTTATAGCCATGTTGTTATCCTAAAATGTCGGCATTTTAAAGCCTGATGCAGCTTTACCAATGCTTAATAAATCACCAAATGCTTGGCGGTTTACATTGCCTCTGGCTATTTGACCGCCAGCCGTAGCTGCACCTTGGTTTGCAAGCAAGTTAGCAATTGAATCTGCTGAAGCCATGCCTTGTTCGGCTTGACCTGCTGCCGATGCTTGACCTAGTTTAGTAAAGCCACCAAGTCTGCCGTATTGTTGTTCAATTAGTGAGTTAAGTATTTGCGGTCTGAATTGACTTAATGCTGCTTGCACATTACCACCACGCAAACCACCAGTAGCAGATGCGTTTTGCAATATAGCATTTTCGCCTTGCTGCGTTAATGCTTGAAAGATAGGGGATTGCTCTTGTTGAGCTATTGCAGCCGCTTGAGCCTGTGGGCCAGATAACCCAATCAATGCTTTTTGAGCCGCCATTGATTCAGTACCAGCAGTCACATAAGGTGACATCAGCTCAACTAGCTTATCAAACTGCCTACGTTGTTCATCAATGCCAGCCTGTGCAGCCGCAGCTTGCGTTGCAGCACCAGCTTGGGCAGCCTTACCAGCAGCCTTAGCACCAGTAATACCGCCAACTACATCACCAATTAAATCGCCAACAAAACTCATGCTGTTCTCCATTCCTGCCGAGTCATACCCAGCATATAAACGTCTTTAATTATGCCACCTTGTACACACGCACAACGTCTGCAACCTTCTTGTTTAAAGCCTAGCTTCAAGCAATAATTCTTTGCCGCCTCTAAGCCTTCAATAATATAAGCAGTAACACGCAATACAACTGGATGTGAAAAAGCCCAAGCAATACAAGCTAATCCTAATGCACGTGATTCTTTAAGTGATGATTTTTTAAGCAATGAGTGTAACTCTAACTCAACTGCACTTTGTTTAATAACCATAAATGCGCCAGCAAAGGTTTTACCTATCCAAGCGGACAGGTAAGTAACATTAGGGTGGATGATGGGTGCGGCAGGTCGGTGATCGTGACCAATCTTATTAATATAAGGGTCAGCGTACACTTCCAGCAAATGCTCGTCTGTAATTGATTCTGTAACAGATACTAGCATCATGTCTCCTAATAGGGCATTGGGAGCTGCTGGTTGCTCATTAAACTCAGCGCAGTTATTTTCTCACACTGACGCATTTTGTCAATCATCCTCTCTATCCTCCCAAGCCTGGCACACTCGCATATCATTGCAGATGAAGTTTAACTTCTCACAGTGACCTCTAAAGCCATAGCCCTCGTCATATCCAGCCATCGGTATGCGTTCAATCTTAACCTGCGTCATTAAGCTATTGTCATAATACTCACAGTTAGAGCAGTGCTTACGTCTAGCGTCTTTTTCATCGCATTGCATAGCTTCAGCTAATCCAGCATAAAACTCTTTGTTCTCGCTTGGATCATTGCTTGGCATTTCAGGGCCGTAGTTCCAATCCTGCACTGCTATTACAAAGTTCTTTTTGTTCTCTGCGGTGGTTACAAATTCCTCCTCAGATGGCAATCCCATAAAGCCTTTAGGCATCATTAAAAAATCTTTCATAGTAGCTCCTTAAGTAATCTCTCTGCCAGATGCTCTAATGGTTAAAGCGGCAGCAGTGCCAGTTGTTGAAATAAAGCCACCAGAAGCTAATACTTGACCAACAAGCTCTGGGAATGTGTATGTTTCATCTATTGCAATTGAACGAGTATCCACGATTAAGTTAGCAGTACCAGACGCACCGCCTGAGCTTACTAGATTAACGCTGATCACAGCGATTGCTGCCGATGTATTTGTAGCTGTAAACTTATCAATGATTGCTGTACAGTTAGTCGCAGTGTATTGCGTTGTCTGTGCCGCTTCCATTTGTTTTGAGCCAATGAGTGGTTTTGCTATTACTGCCATTTTGTATCTCCTTAAACCGCTTCTGCGCCACTAGCGGTAATTGTTAAACCACCAGCAGCCGCTTGTATTTGAATTGTATCACCAGCGTTCATTACTTGTATGCCATCATATTGCAAAGTGTTATTTAGAGGCACTGCAATATCATATAAAAATGCGTTAGCCGTTCCTGCTGCACCTGCTGATGGCACTAAGAACACTCGCACGTTAATAGCGGCAGCAGTCGTATTAGCGATGCTAAATTCTTTAAGCAATGTGCGTGTTGATGCTGGCACAGTATAAAGCGTGGTCACGCCCACTGTGATAGCAGCCTGTCCTAGTTTGGTTGGAGTTATTACATCGAAAGCCATGTTAGAACCTGATTTGAACGCACTCGCGCTGTTTGGTTTGCATACGGTAATATCCCATTAACATCATGTGATAATTCTACATTATTATGTATTGGTGCTAGTGCCAGCATCTCTACTGTATTTGAAATACGAGCAAAAGAATCTAAAGCCTGAACACCTTTGTTGTCACCATTAACTGCTGTGTCTTGCGCTAATCTGATAATTTGAGCCAGTGCATCATTAGCCGTTGCATTAGCAATACCAGCTTCAATACTAATACCAGTGGTATCTGCGCTTGGTGCAACTTGGTCAGCAACAGCAAACAATCTCTCAAACTGTTTTATCTGTTCAAAGTCTTGTAAGAAACTAGCAAGCTGATCACGTGTTAAATTTAGTTTTTGTGTAGCCATATCAATACGCCAATGGCTCTAGTTGCGCTTCAAGTCTAACGAATGATAGGTGAGCATCACTGTTACCTTTAAAACGCTGTATGCGCCAGTTTCTCATGTGACCTTGCTGAAACCATGTAATACGTTTTGCTCTATTACCTGTCGTGCCTACTCGTATTGCTTTTTCTTGACTCCAATTTATACCATCAACTGAATAGCTACTGGAAATCATAGGGTTTGTATTTAATGCAACGCTGCCCGTTAAACTTACAAGCTCTAGCTGATTAAATATAACGCCACGACCTTCGTTATAAACAATCATTGTGCCAAACTCCCATCTAACAGTATCACCCCAGTGAGTGCCGATAGTATCAACCAAATAACCAATGTTACTAGACTGTGGATCACCCACTAACCATCTGTCATAAGCCCAGACTAAATTTCGTGCGCGATATTGGCTGTAATCAACAATGGTGCTAGTTAATGTGAACCACACATTATCACTCAATGCTTTTGAAGCAGCAGCATCAAATATAATTGTGCGGTCTGGTAGATGAACATATAAATGCTGGTGCGCCCTATCGTTCCTAGCCTCTAGTTTAACCAGTGCTAGTTGCGCTTCTGTGTAGCCTAATAGAATCTCATCAATCTCTTGTGTGCTTATTTTGTTTACTTGTGCATTTGCGCCAACATAAATGCCTGGTGCTTCATTACGCGCACTGCCTAAGAAAGCTATATTTTCTATATACACACAGCAAGCAAACGTACCTACTACGCCCTTTTGTATTTGTGCGCCATCAATACGTTGAAACGGAAAGAACTCACCGCCTACGTTATCAAACACCTCTATGGTGTTACGGTTAAGTGCATACACCTCATTGCGTAGTTTAAGCAAAGCGACAACTGGATCTGGGTCAACTTCAGATGAACCATACTTTAATGGATTAACTTGTGTCGGATCATTAAGCTCAGTCACTATTAGGCTAGTACCATCAGTGGTCATAAAATAACCATCTACCCATACAACATCTAATACAATACCTAAATCAGGGTCTGTTACTTGAACAAGGGTTAATGCTACTGGATTCCAGTAATACAAACGTGTACCAGATACAATAGCTAATAAGTCAAAGCTATAATCAAATGTGACTAATGTATCAATTGGGCCACCAACATCACCTAAAACAGCCACAGTTCCATCACTAGCAACTGTGACAAGTTTAGTACCCATTACACGATAGCAGATACCATTCCAATTAATGCCACCACGATCAATGCCTGGGCCACTACCATTGGCTACGATGCCATCACCTTGACGTAAGAATCCACCGCTAATGCCAGACTCTATTGGGACTGGTACTAGATTGACTGGATAACTTGTGCGTAACTCTGGTGTGTTATCAACAAAGATGCCATTTAGGATAGGGATTTGCATTATTTTTTAGCTTTATTGCGTGTGGTGATTGCTTTGGCTTTAGCCTTTGCATCGGCTTTAGATGACGCACCCCAAGCCTTTAGCGAAAGAAGTAATCTAGTAGGTTCGCCATCTTTATACTCAGGGCCAGCATTGCCAGCCATACGTGCTAGGAAAGAGGCTCTGCGAGGATTGTCACCAGACTTAACAGGTGGCTTTAGATTGCCACCAGTCTCTTTGTTATACGATGCCCTGCCCTTAGCGTTCAATCCACCTTTAGCATTTTGCCCAGCTTTAGTTTGCCATGCAGGTGATTTCATTTTTTCCTAGCCTTTAGTGGGACTTTAGATAACTTGTTTTTATTAGGCTGTTTAGCTGGATTGCTTGGTTTTCCGTTTGGCAAAAACCGCATAATGTTCTCCTAAGCTAACACTGCGCCTCTAAGTGATACTGCCCACCAATCAGTGCCGATGTATTGCAATTGACAGCTATCACCCACAGCATTGAATGTAATGGTCGTGCCAGCACCTAAGTTAGTTGGCGTTAAAATACCAGTATCACCACCAGCCGCTTCAGCAACATAAACTATGTTCTTAATCTGACCTTGTGCGCCATTAGCAAGTGTTAAAGCATTGCCAGCAGCCGTTGATGTAAAGGCCGTTGAGTATGTTGTTAAATTAACAGCACCTGCACCGCTTAATGATTGAACAGAGCCATTGATGTTATTTAATGTTGGGCCAGTTGCAAATACAAGTGGGCCAGTGCCAGTTTCATCTGTTACGGCAGCCGCTAAGTTAGCAGATGTTGGTGTTGCTAAAAATGTTTGTATGCCAGCAGCATAAACTGTTTCAGCATTGATTTGATACCATGAGTTGGTTGGCTGATAGAAACGAATGGCTGTAGCCGTTCCTGCTGCCAATGAAGTCACTCCACCATAAATAGCAGTCGCACCATTTAACGCAATCGTCAATGATGTTATCTCTTGTGTAGTGGTAATAAGCACCGTTGTACCATCAGGCACACCAGTATTAAGCGGTAATGTAATAGTGCCAGCAGCAAGCGTTCCAGCAGGTTGTAGTAGCATCCATTGGTCATTACTTACAGGTGTTGGTACTGTGATATTAAAACCAGTCGCTGGCACGTATAAGTTAGTTGATAGCGTAGGTGATGCAAATGTCTGCTGAAAGTATGTCAGCAAGCTACCGATAGATGTTCTACGTGCATCGCCATTGTTTGGTGAGTAAACAGGTAACTGGTCACCACTTGAGATTGTGTTAAGAACTGGTAATTGATTAATGGTTGGCATGATAATCCTTAAAATTCAATTGGGCCATCTGGGCCAGCAGTAACTGGATTGTATGGCGGTCTAATAAATGGATCGTCATATACTCTCCACGGCTTGTTA